GTAGAAGGTCTGGACTTCGAAGACGAAGAGTCATTCACTGCTAAAGTGAAGACTGTAAAAGAGTCGTACTTCACTAAAGAAGTTTCACCTGCTACAGAAGAAGTAAACGAAGATTGGACTGCTGACCAAACAGAAGAAGTTAACTCTGTGATGGCACAGTACCTACAAGCTATCCAAAAAACTAAGAAGTAATAGGGAGATATTCGAATGAATACTGTATCTTACGATAGATTAGTTGAGAAGTGGAGTCCCGTTCTCAACGAAGAAAGCGCAGGTGAAATCAAAGATTCACACCGTCGTGCTGTAACTGCTGCGGTTCTTGAGAACCAAGAAATCGCTTTCCGCGAAGAATCACAACTCAACGAAGTTGCGTCAAGCACTAACAACTCTGTAACTGGTTTTTCGTCTGCTGCAAGCCCAGGCGCTAACTGGAACCCAGTAATGATTGCACTTGTACGTCGTGCAATGCCTAACTTGATGGCATACGACCTATGTGGTGTTCAGCCCATGACTGGCCCTACTGGTCTTATCTTTGCAATGCGTTCACGTTACAAGTCTACATCTGCTGGTGTAACTGCAAACGACGAAGCATTGTTCAACGAAGCAGTAACAGGTTACTCAGGTGACTCTTCACGTGGTGATCAGGTTGCATCTACTTCAGGCCCTTCAGGTTTGGTTGGTGTTACTGACGTTGATGGTGACTCTACTATCGCAGACATCGCTGGTGACTCTACTGTACCTGTATTCAACCAAGGTATGTCTACTGCAACTGCAGAAGCACTTGGTACGCCAGGCGGTAACGACTTCAACGAGATGGGATTCACCATCGAGAAGGCGACTGTAACTGCTAAGTCACGTGCACTGAAGGCAGAGTACACTCTCGAACTCGCACAAGACCTGAAGGCAATCCACGGTCTTGACGCAGAGACAGAGTTGGCAAACATTCTGTCTACAGAAATCCTTGCTGAAATCAACCGTGAAGTTATCCGTACTATCAACGCTCAGGCGAAGATTGGTTCACTTCAAGACGGTCTTCAGACTAAGGGTATCTTCGACCTCTCAACTGACGCAGACGGTCGTTGGTCAGTAGAGAAGTTCAAGGGTCTGTTGGTTCAACTTGACCGCGAATGTAACGTAATCGCGAAAGAAACTCGTCGCGGTAAGGGTAACATGGTAGTATGTTCTTCTGACGTTGCTACTGCACTTGTTGCTTCTGGTATGCTCGACTACGCACCTGCACTGTCAACTAACCTTCAGGTAGACGACACAGGTAACACTTTCGCTGGTGTACTTAACGGTCGCATCCGTGTATACATCGACCCCTATGCGGTTGGTGACTACATCACTGTTGGTTACAAGGGTACTAACCCATATGACGCGGGTATCTTCTACTGCCCATACGTACCTCTACAGATGGTACGTGCGGTTGGCGAGAATGATTTCCAACCACGTATCGGGTTCAAGACTCGTTACGGTATGGTATCAAACCCATTCGTTGACGTAGGTAACATGAACAACCGTGAGGGTCTTGCTGCGAACCGTACTAACCAATATTACAGAATTTTCCGCGTAGATAATATCCTCGCTTAATTCTAATAATAAAGTGGTATGAATTGGGGGACGAAAGTCCCCCTTTTTTTTATTTGACGATAACTGTTTCTGATACAGTGTTATCTTGAGGTAGGAACCCTTCGACATGCCAAGGGAATCGTCCTTCTTTTGAATAGAAGTCGAATACACTCTTCAATGAGTTTTCCAAAGATAAGAATGTTGTATTCATCTTCTCTCTTCGGTCTTCGATAGTTTCTTTTTCAGAAGGAGTTTTGGTGTGACAGATAAAGTAACTCTCTTTTCCGGTGTCAGCAAAACGCTTAATTGCGTTTGTGAAGAACTCATTCTCATAACCTTCTTTGACTGACCAACCATACTGATTACGTTGATTGTCCATCGAACCACCAACAACATAGTTCGAATTGTTTTTCAACCAACTCTTAATGTCCTCTATCTGCCATGTCTGAAAGTCAACATAGGTTCCACAAAGACGCATCGCTTCTTTGATGCCTTTGTTTTTGGTGTTACCATGACAATGTTTGATATCAGAAACAAATGCTTTCATATCAGACTCATTGTTTTGAATCCACCCTCTCTGGACTGCAACACATAAAGTATTACAGATATCTTCATGACTTACAGGATTCGAGGGTGCTTGGTCATTAGACTTTAACTGGAACTTCACCTCGGCCTGTTCATCATCAAAGGTATACACAGCACAGATTAATTCCGGCAAATCAGCTTCTATAGCACCAACATGACGATGGTGAATGTCAACACCGATAATATTATATCGTGTTCCATCCGAAACAAAGGGATTTGTCTCTTTTACAACCGGAATGGGAAGATGTAGAAGTTGACCATTCTGAAGGTAAGATTCTTTGATTGCGTTACAGACACCATAATTCATCTGTTTACGAACAAGGTTGTTGTTACCACCTTTCTCGTTTTTCCTGATATAGATGTTTTCAGGTTTAATTGCAATGTACTTCTGGAAGTGAGCACCCTTTGATTGAATTAAAGGCGCAGTAATATTAGACTGCTCTTCAGCAGTTAATTCTCTATAAAACATATTTTCTCCTTTGACACGCCCGACAACTTGTCATGACTGTCTATTGGTTAAGTGTAGATTATTCTACAGTAGTATATATCACCGAATAATATCGATTTCTTCGGGATTGATATTCCAAGTTTCCTGTTGAGTTCTCAACCGTCCCTCAGATTTTAATGTGTCATATCGTCGTGCCGCCTTGTTACGCCACCAGTCAATAACACCCTCAAGTTCGAAACGGTCAAAGTTTTCTGCCTTGACTAAGTCGTCTCGTTCCAGATTCAGATAGTCTTTCACAGACTGTGCTTCATATCCATACGTAGACACATAACTACGTTTCTGTTCTGTTAGTCCAAGTGCCTTTGCATAGGTCTCAGTGAACTTCTTGTATGCATCTTCATCGTGTTCTTTCAAGGCACTCTTAATCATACTGACCATGCGAGTCTGTGTCTTGAGTTTACGTGATGATGCGTCTCTGTCGACAATGTACTCGCCATCATTTCGTTCACGGAACCAATGGTCTAGTTCACGGAATCGTGCATCATTAATCAGTGGTGCAAAGTTAGATACCGTCAAACCGTTGTGACGTAGGAAAGGTTTCATACCATCGTACTGTGATGACGCCTTAGTCGAACCATACAGACTCGTAGTCTCAAACATGCAGTAGTTGGTGTCATACTTCTCATTCAGTAGTCGACGTACTGCGTGGGAACAACAAATCGCCGCACAAAGTTTACCACCCAATGCATTGTAACCAAACGGTTGTGCAGCAACGATTGCGAAACCCATAATTGCAGACTGATTGAATCGTCGCATCACGTCTGGATTGAGTGAATCCAATGGACGACCCAACCATTGGTTTCGAGGTTTTGAATTGATTGTGGGAGAACCTAGACGAATCATACCAAGATACGTACCAGTATTGTTCTCACGAACTAACAGACACAGAGACTTGCCAGGGATACTTTGTTCAATTGCCGCAGATGTTGTAATCTCAAGGTACATGTGAAGTTTGGATGCACTGACTGGATGAATCGAAATGTCCATGTCGTTGGGATGCATCTCTGGACTATCGAATAAATCAGTCTCAGGGCCGAAGCCAGGAAGTGCGTGACCGTATGATTCCATACGTTCTAGTTTAACTTGACGCATGTAGTCATCGACTCTCTCCATATCTTGGAAAAAATCGTTGAACACATTTGCCGCATAATAGGCGTCAGACTTAGATAAATACATACATTACTCTCATTAGAGAACACATTATACTAAAACTTTTACAGGAAGTCAACATGGCATCTGATACTTTCGATTGTGGTACAAACTATTTACAACCAACGGGATTCAAGATTATCATCAATCGGCGTGATTTTCCCAACCTACAGTTCTATGCACAATCGGTCAACCACCCCGACGTTAACCTACCCGCCACGGATGTTGGGTTTTCTCGCGTAGCAAGTGTTCCGTTTATCGGTGACAAAGCAGATTTTGGAACTCTCGTTATGGACGTTCTAGTTGATGAGGACATGAACTCATATCGAGAAATCTATAACTGGATGATTTCTGCAACCTCACAAAAACACCTACTCGCAAGTGATGGTTTGGGTAAAGGAGAGTCACCATACAGTTCAGGTTCGTATTATGACATAACAGTGGCCGTGTTGTCAAGTCACAATAATGTCAATCGTACATTTAGATATATAAATGCATTCCCTATCAGTGTGGGACAGATACCCTTAACATCAACGTCGTCGGAACAGTTTTTGACCTTCCCTGCAGTGTTTAGGTTTGACTACTTCAACTTTAAATGATATAATGTAGTAGTTTATAACTACGGAATTTGCAATGAATCTTGAACAAATTATTGCGGAGTGGAAGAAAGACGCTCCGATTGAAATGAACGCACTTGACGCCAGTTCAGTACAGACCACTATACTACATGCCAAGTACCTAGAACTCCATGCCACTTACAAATTGAAACTCAAAGAAGCAGAGTTCAAACAAAATATTCTCATGAAGAATAAGTGGTTGTGGTATCACGGCAAGTTGTCCCAAGAAGAGATTGATAAGTTCGGATGGTCATATGACCCATTCGATGGACTGAAGATACTCAAGGGTGATATGGCACAGTTCGTCGAGGCCGACCTAGAGTTGCAGGAATCAGAAGCGAAGATTGAGTACCTAAAGACGACTATAGATACACTAAAGGATATACTGGAGAACCTGAAGTGGAGACACCAGACTATCCGTAACACATTGGAATGGAAGAAGTTCGAGGCAGGTTTCTAATTGGAAGTCATTAAGTTCAAGATGAAGAATTACGCCATGCTCCAGATGACGGAGTGTGCGCCTCATATCGTCTCAGAACTTAGTGACCATTTCACGTTCGAGGTGCCAGGGGCTAAGTTCATGCCCGCCGTAAAGAAACGAGTCTGGGACGGCAAGATTCGTATGTTCAATCGCACCAACGGCGAAATCAATGCGGGTCTATACGAGTCTATTCGTAAGTTCTGTGCAGAACGGGGATACGGAATCAAGGTAGAAGAATCGCCCTACGGTTTCCCCTATGACAAGAACAAAGTCCCCCACATGGCATTCCAAGAGTTTCTGGACACACTCAACCTTCCTTTTAAGCCACGTGATTATCAGTATGATGCCATCGTACATGGTATCGAGAACAAACGTGCCATCCTACTATCACCGACCGGTTCAGGTAAGTCATTCATCATATATCTTCTTGCACGTTGGTATCTGGCGAATCACAATCAGAAACTTCTACTCATTGTGCCTACCACATCGTTGGTAGAACAGATGTACAAAGACTTCTCTGACTACGGTTATGATGTGGAAACAAACTGTCATCGCATCTATTCTGGTAAAGACAAAGAGACTGAATGTCCGGTAGTCATCTCTACATGGCAGTCAATCTATAAGTTGGGCCCGCCATGGTTCCAACAGTTTGGTTGTGTTGTGGGAGATGAGGTACACGGATTCAAGTCCAAGTCACTGTCGTCAATCATGAACAAGGCAATCAAGGCAGAGTATCGATTCGGAACTACAGGAACTCTAGACGGTACACAAGTCCACAAGTTGGTACTTGAGGGTCTGTTCGGGCCCGTGCATCGAGTCACGACTACTCATGAACTACAGAAACAGGACACACTTGCTAAGTTAGACATAGATATAGTATTGCTTAAATATGCGAGGGAATATTGT